GAAAAGTCCTATACACTTAAACCCTCTACTCGACTACCATTGGGAGCAACTTGCTGATGCCTGGAACTTTAAGGCAAAGGACTCGGGACTTGAGGTATGGTGTGACAGGTAGTTACACCTATCGATCGTCCGGTCAAAGCTTTGAGAGGACGGCCCAGCAGGGAACTTGGGACACCAATACAGATTGGGTTGGAAACTTCAGTGGAGATAATTCACTGACTATCCAACGCGACGAGTGGCGGTATGCCAAGGTGAACGGGACTGTGTCAGGGATTGGTGGTCTCAAAGATATTGACCACTGGCCTCTGACGCTCTTACCGACACCAGAGCCGTTAGGACGATTTGGGTATGTCAACTTAGACAACCTAGTCGTGACGGCACTCGCCAAGATGAATCCATCGGCACCTCATGTGAGTATACCGACATTCATCGGCGAACTGAAAGACATCCCAAGCCTAGTCAGAAGCTGGGGCCGTAACGTTCTCGAGTGGTTGGCAAATGCCAACCTCTGGTGGCGTTTCGGCGTTAGGCCTCTGATTGGCGACATTCAGCGAATCTTCAGCTTCCAAAAATCCGTAGCCAATCGGATGAAGTGGCTGGAGAAACTGAAGACAACTGGTAGTGTACGTAGGCAGGTGAAACTGGGGATAGACACGTGGCATCTTGACTCACCCTTAACTGTGGTGGAGTCAGCCGCATGTCTGGTAAAAGCCTTGAAGTACGAAGACGCGTCAAGAACGACGTGGGCGTCCTCAAAGTGGACGTTGCCCTCTGGAGCCGCATTGCCACGGATGGATTACGGACAGCTGAGAAATTTAGCTATCCGTCTCACCTATGGCATAGACAGCTTCGAGGCCTTTCGTACAGCATGGGAATTACTCCCATGGTCTTGGCTCATAGACTGGTTCATCCCGGTTGGCGATTGGTTAACCGCCTGTGGGAACAGTCTAGGTCTCCAGTGTCTGAGAGTCTGCATCATGCGGACTTTCGTCGGAACGCTTGGTTTCTATGCGTTCTCAGGCTATCCTAGTGGCGCCGAAGTAATTGGCGATCACTGGAGCCGGCGTGTCTACAAGTACCGGACGGTACATTTAGGCACGCTTCTGCCTACCCCGAGTATTCCGGCCATCACGGCCGGTCAATGGTCGATCTTAGGGTCGCTCGCGGCCCTCAAGGGTCGCAAGTCTCTCTAAGGAGTTCCCGTTATGTTTGGTGACACGATCACACTGCCCCATGCCGACGGCAATATTGTCGTCAACAAGGTCAATCAGGATTCGTATGCCTCTGAGTACCTTTACAAGGGTACTTTGTCCGAGTACCGGGTGCGAATCCGGCACACGAAGACGACCAAGCTATACGATCGCCACAATGTTGAAGTTGTGGAGACCGTCTATGCCACGGCCGAGGTTCCCGAGCACACCCGAAAGGTGTACATCGTGATTGAGTTGCTGCCTAACGACAGCGACATCAAGAACGCGGACGCGTTAGCCGACTGGCTCATTGCCACGGGTGACGCGGCTCTTACGAAACTGAATGGGTGGGAGTCGTAGTTTCCTCTAGGGAGCTTCTATAGCCCCGAGGAGGTAACGGGTTTTGAAAAGACCCCGAAAGTACGTGCGGCGCAGACTTGCGCTGCCCACCTATCGTCGGATCAAGATTCGAAAAGGACTTGATCGACTGGCTCAGCAGTCATGTTTTCGGCTCGTCGCCGATCAGGCTGCTTTGGATCTTGAAGAAGAACCTGAGCCAACCTTTGCAGCCTATGGAAGGCTGTGCAGTGTGTGTACCAAACATTGCGAAGATTCGTGTCGGAGGAATCCACGCGATGGAAAGCTTTGTTTGGGAACTCGTGAGGCTGTACGGTGTCCTGTTACAGGATTTTACGTACGCCTACCCTATGTTGAGGGTAGAGTTCGAAAAGGACTTTGCCCGCTTGCACCGTCTTGTAATGAGCAGGGGTGTCCACTTGCTAGTGGAGGACCTGCCGGCCCTGGCCAAGCACCTTGATAGGTGCCTGGCGGACGAAGAGTACAAACTGTCTGGGCTATGCGGCGGATGCCGCTACTCAAACAGGGTAGTGATCCCGAAGTTATTCCGGGGACTCTACCTACTCGTTTTCACCGAAGACGGTACCCTAAGGGAGGAACCTGATGTACAGGCTATTTTGTTTCTTCGCCAGATTCTATTACTGGGGAAGAAAGCTAGGCTTGACTGTGGGCCTGAGAAGACTGATTGCGAAATCAGCAAATTTCTCAGTACGGATCACGATCTCCCTGTTCCGGAGAAGTTCTGGAACGCGGAAGTCCCGACCGAGGAAGAGTTTGACGAAGCCGCTCCGGGTTTCCGGAAAAGCCAAGTCATCCAAAACCAAGGTCGAGTGCCAGAGGCACAATGGTCCGTCCTCCTAAGGAATCTCGACACAGTGTCGGGGATCCTTGCCACTACTCTGGGGGCTTATAAGCCATCGGAGTGGAGGTTTAGGCATGGTCCAGGGGTGACTTCAGATGGAGGCCGCTGGCGCAACAAATACCGATTTGAGCGCTGGTCCAGCCGACTGGAGTCCATGTTTGCGTTGGCTGACTGTGGTTATCACAGCTGGCCAAGTTGGGCGGGACATGCCGTAGACTTTCTCGAGGAAGGGCAGTATACTGCAGGACCTCGACTAGTTGCAGGCAAGGCTAGGCCGTTTTCTTGGAATGAGGATGAACCCCATTCGCGGCTGATAGCTGTCCCAAAGACCTTTTCGAAGCCGCGACTTATCGCGGCCGAGCCCGGAGAGCACATGTGGTGCCAGCAAAACTGCTGGGATTATCTGTGCAATAGGGTGCGTGGATCCTGGATACATAGCTTTGTTCGCTTCCGCGATCAGAGCTTAAACCAAGATCTATGTAGAAAGGCCTCACGTGATGGGTCTCTGGCAACGCTCGACTTGAGCGAAGCTTCCGACCGTGTTACGTGCCACGTGGTGGCACAGGTGTTTAGGAGAAATCCTGGGCTCCTGCGAGCACTACAAGCATTCCGTACCCGTCGCATGGAATACACCCTGAAGGGTGAAAGCCACGTTTGTGAATTAAGAAAATTCACCACGATGGGTAGCTCCGTTACTTTTCCAGTGGAGAGTCTGGTGTTTTTGAGTGTCTGTATCGCTAGTGTGCTAACTGCACGCAAGGTACGTGTGACACTCAGGAACATTCTTGACCTTACTGGTCAAGTGGCCGTGTACGGGGATGATATCATCGTTCCCGTAGAGAGTAGGGTACTCCTAGTCGGCGCCCTTGAGGCTTTAGGCCTTAAGGTAAACCTTCGTAAGTCTTTCTGGACTGGGAAGTTCAGAGAGAGTTGCGGAGTTGATTCCTTCGACGGGGTAAATGTTAGCCCTGTCTATTGGAAGGCGCCCTACAGGAGACAACCGGAGTCGTTCGCGAGTACGGTCGACACGATGAACAACCTGTACAAAAGGTTCTTCGTACGTGCCTCTGACTTGCTTGCATCGACCATACGTGGGTATTCCTTACCCAACGTACCTGTCGGCTCCGGAGTCTGTGGTCGGATGGCCTTTGCACCTAAGAACCCCACCGAAACCCATAAGGTTAGGTGGAACTCAAATCTGCAGAGGCGAGAGTGCCTAGTGCCTCACATTCGTGTGAAGCAGGAGCACACTCCGATTAACGACGACACTGCCGTACTTAAGTTCCTAACGGAACAACCTGACCCTATGACTTCATGGGAATCAGGTGTACCACAGTGTCCTAAGCTCAAACTCGAGCTTAGGTGGGTGAGCCTCGACCTTCTAACAGATGAGTTAGCTTGGCCGAGAGAACTCAAAAGGGTCCTCGACGCATAGGCCCTGCC